GCACAAGCTGCCCTTCGTCTACCACACCATCACGGATGCACTGATGGCTGCGGAGCTCGAGGAGCGGCTTGGGCGGAAGGCGGCGACCGTTCCCCAAATCTTCATCGGCGCACACACGATCGGCGGCTTCGACGATCTCCGGCGCGCGCTTCCCGTCGTCCAACAGATCCTTTTCGGAGGCTAGTCTTGCAGTCCTTCTATGTCAAAATCACCCAGCCGGGCTGGGAAACCTTCGCCGGCGACTATGCCGGCTACGAATTCAAGGATGCAGTTTCGGTGCATCCGCTGCCGCGCAACATCTGCGACCGGATCGCCGCGAACGTCGCGACCGAGATCCTCGACGGCGACGACAATCTAGGGCAGGGCGGCGTTGCAGCCCGCATCGCGTCCCGTCGCTCGATCGAAGCCACGATCGGCACCGTGTCTGCGCGCCAGACCGAAGAAGCCAAGGCGGCCGAGCTGCTCCAGGTTCACCAGGACGCTGGTAAGCCGCCGACCCGCGAGTTCTTCACAGAGGACCAGCTCTCCGGCCTTGCCGAAGCCGGCGGTATCGAAGAACTGCGCAAGCTGGCCGCTCCCTGGAACGTCAAGCATCGCTCCATTCCCGGTCTGATCCAGCTCATCATCAAGGCTCAGAACGGCTTCATCGACGCCAAGAAGCAGCGCGAGGACGACGAGCGTCTCGCGCGCGCAACTGCCCTCGACGATGCCATGGCCAAGCGCCTGGCCGAAGAGGCCGAGTTCATGAAGGCGGCCCGCGTTCTGACCACCGACGAGACCCCGAATGCTGTCGGTCCCGACGGCAAGTCGATCCACGTCAAGACCGAGCCCCCGAAGAACGAGATGAAGACCGGGGAGAAGGCCTGATGAAGACCTTCCCGGTCGGAACTGATGCAATTGTCGAGGTCGCCTTCCTCGACAATGACGGCGACCCGGTGACGCCGACCTCGCTCTCCTATGTCGTCAAGGACGGCACAGGCGAGGAGATCGTCCCGCTCGCGCCGATTTCGGTCCTGACCGGGACTTCAACCGATATCACCGTCCCGAACGGCCTGATCTCGGCGCCCGGCGGCTATTCGATCGAGCTGTTCATCACCGTGGCCAGCGGGCAGGTGTTCGTCCAGGAGGAGGTCTTCACGGTCCAGCCGACCGTGAAGCTTCAGTTCTTGGTCAACACCTTCCAGAGCCGCGCCAGCGCGCTCTACGTCGCCAGCCAGACCCCCAACATGATCGCCTGGATGGGCGCCGACAAGGACGACCAGACCGTCGCCCTGATGGAGGCGTTCCGGCGCATCATCCTGCTCAACTTCTTCATTCCCTGGCCCGAAGTCCTGGATCTCCAGAACCGCATCGCGCCGCGCTACCAGTCCCATCTGACGCCGCGCATGTGGCCGCTGATGACCCCGGAGATCTGGACGATCTACCCGGACTATTTCAAGGACGCCCTCAACCGCGCCCAGGTGATCCAGGCCAACGCCATCCTGACCTTCGATCCTATGGGCGATCGCCGGCGCGCGGGCGTGTTCTCCGAGAAGATCGGCGAGAGCTCGCTGATGTTCAAGAGTGGCGTGCGCCCGCTCGAGGACACTGTCAGCCGCGACGCCATGAGCGTGCTCGCCCAGTTCATCAACACCCGGATCACACTCACCCGCTCATGAACATTACCCAGCTCATGACGACGATGGCAGATGCCGCGGCGACCCGCTACGGCATGCTGCTCGACGGCTGGAAGGCGCTCTACGGCCGAGCGCTCGATGACCCGCGCTTCGGAGCGCCGGTGACCATGAACGAGCTGGTGGAAGAGGCCTATGCGATGGCCCGGCGCTTCCTGGCCACTGAGGCGATCGAGATCCATGACGGCATGATCGCCGTCGCAGAGAAAGCGCTCTCAGCGACGCGCAGCGAGTTGAACGTCGAAGACAGCGACGAGATCCCGGACGCAGTAGACGAGCACGTCAGCGCGTTTATCGAGCATCTCGTGAGCGAGTTGTCGATACAGATCGAGCGCGACATCGCGACCCTGAAGAAGACGCTTCAGCAGACGATTTTGGGCGTGACGCTGGCCGCATCCGCCCAGCGCCTGCCGCTGCGCACCGCGCTGATCCAGCACCGGATCGCAGCCAACACCGACATCAAATTCGGCTTCACCGATCGCCGGTCGGCGAAATGGCCTGCAGGCCGATATGTCCGCACGATCTGGCGGCACAATCTGCTCTCGCTCTACAACGACGTGGTGCTGATGGTGCTGGCCGACGCCGGCATCGACATTGCTCAGATTCGCCACGACGACCCGACGTCCGAGCTGCATGGGCGCGACATCTCTCTGGTCGACAACACCGACCTGCCGACCCTCGCCGATATCCGCGACCAGGCCTTTCACCCTAACGCCAACGCTGTCATGGCGAGGACCGCCTGATGTTTATTCCCAACACCACGGGGCTGCTCGCCCGCCGCATCGGAACCAACATCTACGGCGAATCGACCTATCGCAAGCCGATTACGGTGCAGTGCGCGATCGTCACCGACTTTGCGCCCATCAGCAAGACGCCGGTTCGATCGGACTCTTCGGCGAGCCGCGGCGCGGCCGAGGAAGCAACCGCGGTCGCTAAAGTGCTGTTCCCGGCAAGGGTCGCGATCGCGCCGGAGGACCGGTTCGAAATCGCCGGGCTGTCACTGCGCGTGATCGCCATCCAGAAGCGCTTTTCGGTCCTTGGTGCGCTCGATCATCTGGAGGTCGATTTCGACATCGCGCCATGAAAGCAGCAATGAAGGTATACGGCTGCGACGAGCTCGCCGGCCTGATGAAGCAGCTCGCCGGCAAGGTGCCGCAGCAGGGCCGCAAAATCATCGACCGCGGCGCCGATCTGATCGTCAAGGATGCGCGGCTCAACGCGCCGGTCGACGAACACAATCTCGAGGACGCCATCCACAAGGAGAAGTCCTACGAGGATCGCGGCCGCTTGCGCATCGAGATCGTGGTGGGCGGTGACGTGCGCGGCGTCAACGTCGACCAATACGCGATGATCATCCACGAGAACTACGAGGGCATGAACCCCGGCGCCGGCACGCTGGCCAAGCGAGCGGCCAATCCCGGCCGCTACGTCGGTGGCAAGTTCCTGGAGCGGGCGGTCGACGACGACATGCCCAAGATCATCACCCAAATGACCCAAGCGATCATGCGCGAACTGGCGGTGCTGAAATGAAACTCGAGATCCTTGCCCAGGTGCTCCAGGACGCCGACGCCGGCACGATCGGCACCGATCTTTTCGTTCACGCGATGCCGGCAAAGGTGACAAAGGGCGTGCTGCTGCGCAATCCACTCGCCGGCACCAGCGTCAACAACTACCTGCCCGGCTACTACCGCTCCCGGCTCCAGGCAATCGTGCGCGCTCCGGGACACGAGCAGGGCGATGAGCTCGCCAAGATCGTCGGTGACGCGCTGAAGATGGAGCAAACGCGCCGCTTCTTCAACGACGACGGCAGCCTGGCGATGCAGATCAACTACATCCTGCCCGAGCAATTGCCGATCGTTTACCCCTGGACGCCGGCGAACGTCCTGGAGTGGTCCCTCAACTTCATCACCTCCTACGTTCAACCCTGATAAGGAACAGCTATGGCGTCCGACCTGATCTGCCTTGAAGCCGAAAACATGATCATCGAACAGGAGGTTTCCTCCGTTCCGACCTATCGCGCGAAATACCAGAAGCCGACCTGGCCGACGGGCGATTCCGGCGCCACGATCGGCATCGGCGTTGACCTTGGCTACACCACGCATGCCGATCTCGAGCACGACTGGGGTCCGTATCTGCCGGCAACCGCGATTGCGGTGCTGCACCAGGCTGTCGGCATCAAGGGCGAGCGCGCTCATACGCTGGTTCGTTCGGGCGTGCTGTCCTCGGTCCTCGTGCCCTGGGAAGCTGCGCTCGCCGAATTCGAGCAGGTCGAGATCCCGAACTGGGTCGCCAAGACCAACAAGACCTATCCGGGTCTGGAAAAGCTCGGGCCCTATTGCGAGGGCGCGCTGGTCTCGCTGTGCTTCAACCGTGGCACCCAGCTCGTCGATGCGCCGGGCTCGAACCGCCGCCTCGAGATGCGCCAGATCCGCGACGCGATCGCGGCCGGCAAGCCCGAGCAGGTCCCGCACCTGATCCGGCAGATGAAGCG